TCGAAGGTCTTTATGCTACTATAGGACCACGCTGTCATGCTATCTGCTCTTTCCTTGAAGACGGTCAGCCACCAACATAGCATAACCAGCGATGTCTAGCCAGCTATCTCGGTGTGCAGGGTTACCATTTACTATACGACTTATCTTCACTGCAATCATATCCAACGACATCAACTGGTCGGGGAACAGGTGTAAGTCGTTACGGGCAATTGCGTTGTGCATTGCACCTTTAATCTTGATAGCTGTGTCTGCGGACTGCATGTACGAACCGTACTGTTCTTCTCTTCTGTCTAACACAGTATCCAACTCTTCTTCCTTAGCCTTGACTTCGGGTTCGGGTTTAGGCGTAAAGGTACAAGCCTCTTTTAGGGCCGCTGCGGCTTCAGTTATGGCTTCATCCGCCGTGGTTATGACTTCCCCTGCTGCTTCTTCCAACCTCTTCTTAACTAAGTAGATGTAGCTTTCGCTCGTTTTGGCTAGTTTCTTAATGTTTTTGATAGAGTAGCCACGCTTCAGTAGCTTCATAATATCTTCTGCTTTGTTACTCTTACTCATTTCACTTGCTCCTTACTTTAGGTTTCCGCCCGATTTTAAAATGTCCCCGTTGTAAACATATGTCCCAACGTGGTCCAATTTCACGAAGGGGTGGGCGTGTATCTTCCCCCCGTGCTTGCGAAACAGTTCGCAAAAGTGGTAGTCTTCAGACAGCAGCGCACCGCTCTCGTCTATTGACGTAGCAAAGTACTCATGTGTCAGCGGCTTCTCATACTCACCATCTGGTTTGATGAACGATGATGTCCGGTATGTCGGTACGTGTGGCGTAAGATGGTCGAACACCCCCCGCTTGATTAGCATGAAGCCTGTGCCACCATGCCGCACTTCTATTGTACCGCGCTCGTCAGTCTCAACGTGCGCTTCACCTACCATGTTAAACACAAAGGCACCGCCGTGGTCTTGCAAGTCTTCCTTGCCGGCGAGTGCTGCGCGTTTAACGCTATCCCAGTTCACTTCCTTCTTTGGGTAGATACCGCATACGACATCGTCGTCCACGGCCAACAGGTGAGCGATAGCTTGCCCATCGAAGCCAATATCGGCGTCGATAAACATAAGGTAGTCGCAGTCTGAGGCTAAGAAAGCACGAGCAAGCTCGTTACGTGCGCGGGTAATAAGGCTCTCGTTGGTCATGTGCGCCCAACGCACCTCAACTTTAAGCTCACGCATTACGTTCATAGTGTTGAGCAAGCCAAGCACATACATGCCAGTACACATGCCCCCATACATGGGGGTAGCAATCATTATCTTAGGTCGTTTCTCTTCAGTCACTTCCTACCCCCTAACGACTTAACCAAAGCCCGAACCGCTATAGTGTGGTCTCTATTGCCGTTAATATAAGCATGTGAAGCCGGTTTGCAGTTTTGTTCGTCTGCTTCCGCAGCTAACAACGCCCGTGCTTCAAGTAGCAGTGGGTCTACATCCAAGTCTGGGTAACGAAGTATTGCAGCTTCTCTCCATTGCTGCAGTGCAATAACCTCTGCTTCTAACGTCTTAATAAGCGAACCAAATAAATCAGGCTGCACGTTTGACGGTGCACTTGGTGGTGTGGGTTTCTTTACTTTGCCAAAGTCTACAGAATAACACCGATAACTTTTGGCATTACCAGCGTCACTGGTTTCCTGTTTGTGGGCGGTTATAGCTACTAACCCCTTCGTTCGCAGTGCGTTAACTGCAGCAGACACGTTCTGTAATGTAAGGTGTGGTAATACCTCATGCAGTTCACGTGACGTCTTGTTGTGGTGAGTCTTCATAGCTTCAAAGACTTCCGACTGTATGGTGTTTGTTTGTACTTTGTATGTGTTACTAGTGGTAGGCATGGTACTTGCTCCTTCTTTGGTTGTTACTTGGTTTTACTTCCTTTGAACCGACCACGCTCGTCGCGGTCAGTAAGGGTCTTTAGTTCAGCGTTAAGCCGCTCGTTCTCTTCTTTAACTTGCCCCGTGCGGGTTGTGGTAATAAATATACCTAGAAAGAAACCGCTTGAGGCACCGACAATTAAACTAACTAAATCAAACATATCCTTATCCTTTCTTACGTACTACTAGTTGATAACCTACGTGGACAATCTCCGCTGTCTCACCAAAGATATTGGTAAAAGCGTCGATGGCAATCTTAGGGCGGTGCAGTGCATCGCGGGGGTCACCCCACATGTAATCATCAAACACCATAAACCCTGTGGGTTTGAGCATGGGCCAAGACATACATGCGTCGGTCAACACATCGGGTGCCTTGTGACTTCCGTCGATGTAGACGAAGTCGAACATCGTCTTGCCTTGAAGCTGGGCTAGCCTAGCAACTGAGGTACCCTTGCTCTGGAAGATAAGGCGCTCTGGAAACTTCTGCGTAGCAACAATCAAATTGGCACGGAACCGTTCTTCTACCTCGCTCATGTTCTCTTCGCCGTGTTCCTCGCCGCCTTCCCAAGTGTCGATACAGCGCAAGTGGTCGCCATCCTGCATCATGTTCTCGGCAATCCAGACGCTACTGCGTCCTTCAAAGGAACCTATCTCAAGGAAGTTGCGCTTCCCTGCTACACCTGACAGCATAGGGGTAAGCTGCTCCCACACTGCTGGTGCCCAGTTAAACCAGTCTTTTGTAAATTGATATTCGGTCATGTTCTTACTCCTATGCTAGTGTCAATCTTCTGCATGGCGGTCTGGTTGTTCTGCTGTATCTGCTTCTGCTGCGCCTTTTGTGCGGCTAGTACAGCCAGCTTACGTTCGTACTCAGCTTCTTCCTCTTCCTTGCGGCGGTTCTCGGGGCCGTTGCAAAGCTCTTCCATTATCTGCTCATGGACTTCAGCCATACGAATATCACGTGTCTTTGCCGCAAGCGCAGCTATGTCAGCTTCGTTTCCGTAAGAGTTTATTGAGCTTATATGGTTATACCACCGGTCATGGTATCCACTTTCCTTAAACCTAAACTCTTCGGGGTGGCTTTCCATCCGTGCGAGTAATAGTTTTACTGCATCATGTGGTTCATCCGCCATAGCTTGCTCCTATTTTATGTTGTCTATGAGGTCCGCTAGCTTGCTGTATAACGTGCCTGTGGCTTTGTGATTGCCAGCAATCAGCCTTATCTGTGCAGTTATACCCTTGAGCAGCTTTACCTCCGCTACGTATTCCTCGTTGTCTGGAACGTCGTCGCCCCTTAGATGGAATGTTAATTCACGCCACTCGTAAAGGGTCTTACGTCCGAAGTTAGGTATGCGGAATAAGTGGGCAAACTCCATGTCTAGGAAATGCTTCACTTTTGCGGGTCCATCATTAATTTCACCGCGTGAGCGTAGATACTCATGCTCGTTTATAAAGCAGTTCTTCAGCCGCATGGACGTTTCTAGGTCACTAATTAAAGTCTCAGGTGTTATCTCATCCTCCATAGCTTGCTCCTATTTTGCTTTCGCAGTTTAATGGTAATGTCGGTGCCCACTTGGGGCGCATGCGCATGCATGCTTCTACAAACGCACGGGCTTTGTCAGCCTCTTCTACGGGGGCAAGTGCACCCACAGCATCATGAACGGTCATCACCACACGATACTTACGTGCGATCATGAGCATCTGCTCACCTATGATGATACGGGCCAGTGCCTGACACACGTTCTCTATAAGCTTACCCCCATATATGTACGTAGGCAGCTTAGAGTATCCCTTCTTGACATCGTAGACAAACTGGTCACGGCCTGACTTCTTGTCCCGCTCTTTGCGTAGGTTATCGTACCGCAGGTACATGCCGTTAGGCAGCTTGATACCAAACGTATCCACTAACACTGCTTCATGCTTACCTAGAGGTGCGGTCCTAGTAGACATAAGCGCGTCAAGAGCCTTGTCCCCTTGCTCCCACAAAAGTGGTATGTGGTCGAACTGGTCCCTGTACTTATATACGATGCTGGCACACTCTGACGATGGCAGCGATACACCGAAAGTCTTTAGCTGCGCTTGGAACTTCACTGCGCCCATGCCGTAGCCACAGCCAAGGATGGTGGTCTTACCTACAAAGCGCTGGGCATCAGTCACCTCATCAAGAGGCACTTCGTAAATGGCTGTCGCCATAATCTTATAGACATCTTCACCCAAGTTAAACGCATCCACCAAGTCGTCTTGCCCCGCTAACCATGCAAGGGTACGCGCTTCAATCTGCGAAGAGTCACAGTCGATAAACACATAGCCTTCTGGTGCCAGCATAGACTTCTTGAGTGGTGACTTGCGTGGTAGGTTCTGGAGGTTGACCTTGTCGTCGCCACCCCACCTGCCTGTGTGGGCTGCGTAGTAGCGTAGTGGAACTGGTAACGGTCCCCGGTCGGCAATGTTTATAAACCTCTCGGTGCGTGTTTCCTCAAGTGTAGACTTCACACCTAGTCGCGCAGCTACTACCGCTTGCACTCGCGGGTCGGCATGCTCCAGCAGTGCCTTGAACCCCTCATCACTCTTGGCAAAGGCGAATGCTTCCTTGCCTGTTCTGGCGCTTATCTTAGTAGGTGGTGACACACCTAAACTTTCTAGCAGCGTAGCCAGCTTGGGGTTAGACATGAGCGCGTCTCTGTCTGCCACGATAGCATCCATGAGTTTTACTTTCTTGGCCCGTACGTTATCTAAGTGCGCCCGCAACACACCCTTATCCAACTCAAGCACAGGCTCGGTGAACATTCTGATAGTAAGGTCGATAAGCCGTAGCTCGGACACGGGCGTAAGCGGTGCTAGAACCTCAAACAACTTGTGCGTAAGCTCTACGTCATTGATGCAGTACTCGCCGTACCGCTCTAGGTCCTCGTCAGTAAAGTCCAGCCGCCGCTTACCCAGCGCGTTGATTACCTCTGTGCCCTTCTCGCCCAGACCATAACGCTCGACAGCTTTAGCTAGGCTGTTACCTGCATGCGGCCCGTCGATAGCACGAAGCATAGACAGTGTATCTGCGATGCGCTTGGGGCGGATGTCATAACGCCAGTTAAGAATAGCCATGTCGAACATAGCGTTGTGAGCTACAGCTACGCTGTTAGCCCAGTCCCACTTATCTAGCCACCGCTTGGTTTGCGCTTTGGTCCCGCTGAACCACTGCGTCTCCTCGTCGTTACGCTTGACTGCAACACCGATGGTCTCGAACTGCGGGGCGCGGACATACTCCTCCGTTGTCAGCTTAGATAAGCTAAACTTCTGGCTGTAGTATGTTTCGAAGTCGATGTTTAAGATATCCATTACCGTAACCTAGTTACTTGCGTAGTGGCGTCTTTGATGCGGGTCATGTAGTAGCGGACTGACCGCATGTTTTGGTTATGCGCAGAGCGCCGTATTAGACTTCTAGAACGCAACGTTGGTGTATCGAACACGCGCACTTCACCTACCTCCATAGTGTTGAGACCATACTTGGACTTTCTTGTGTCCGTACCAAATGTCATTGGTCCCAATCCTTCTCATCTTTAAACAAGCGGTCTATAATCCAGTCGATAATACGCCGTATCATTTGCCCAACTCCACCTTTGCTATGTGCTTATCCAAGATGCGCTTCTCAAAAAACTTGTTAAGGGTCTTCAGCAGTGCAGCCGAGCCCTCCTTGGCGTTCTTATTCCACTTGCGTTCGGAGTCGCTGTTCAACCCTGTCGAGTAAGACCTTGGCTTGGCATGTGCTTCAAGTGCATGCTCCTCTACGACCACCTCTTCCTTGGGCTTCTTCATCTTGTCGCGCAGTTGGATAACGCGCTTCACATCCACACCGTAGTAGGATGCAATGTATCTCATGTCCGTTATGTACCCAATGGCACGGATGATATCTTGGTCGGTCTGGCCTAACCCTTTATACTTTGTCATTGGTTCGTTCTTTCATGTTGTGCACGAGGCCGCGCACCATGTCCCAATTCTCGTCATTAGCTACCACGGCTACGCCGTTACACCTACGTATGGCCTCAAGCTCGCGCACCTGTAGTGCAGTTGGTTTGTTCGTCCCTGCCTTGACCTCAATGGCCAAGAAGTAACCGTTCACACAGCATATTATGTCAGGGACGCCACTACGACCAAAGCCATGGGTTGCGGGGAAGAAGTAATATACCCCTTCCTCCTTCAACACCTTGACTATTTTTTCTTTGACTTTTTTCTCTGGCGTTAGCGCCATAAGCTTGCTCCTTATTAAGAGTGTTTATCCCTCTCGTGTGTGTACGTCAATATAAAAGTTTCAAGTGCCTCACGCATGAGTGAGGACATCACCCCGGTCTGCTTATACTGTTCATGTAACTGCGTAGGTAAGCGTAAGCTTATACTAACCATCCTATCGTTACCCTTTGGCGGTCTACCTATCTGTGCCATTTATATTTCTCCTTTAATTAAGATGTAGAACGTATCGTCCGCGGTGCGGATACCGACACCATCAATTATTGTATCCTTCTCGGTCATCTTGAGCAGGGCAAGCGATGTCTTTATATGGTCTGATAGTTGGTCTAGGTTAGTTGACTGCGCCGCTCCATCGAAGGGCTTGATTATGATATCTCGTGGACGCTCAATCAATAGTATGTGATGTGCATTAGCGATGTTATCTGCCACACGCGCAGTCTCTGCTAAGGCGTGGTACTCTGCCTTGGCTCGCATAATACTGGGCTTGTCTGAGGTTGCTTCGAACTCTGCCCACCTGTCGCTTGATGTTAAGTATGCCAGCATCGAGTCGTACAGTAACGTTGTGTTAGTTATATGCGCTCGCCTATCTCTGTAGGTGGCTTGCTGCATAACATTGAACGCTGCCTTGTACTTATCGGTAGCAATCTCTGCCAACGTGCGCGGGTAGAACTCCTTCAACACCTCGGCTGTTACAACCTTGAGGTGCTTACTCATCTTGCGTCCACCTACCTGACGCTTGTTGAGTATGCGGTGACTGCCTGCTGTGTATACAGCTGAGCCCCTGTTGTAGTCCTTCTCTATGTAACCAAGCTTCTCACCATTGTCGTAGATGTCGAAGGCGTGATGCAGGACTAGGTTGACGTCATCACCAACCCCCCTGCTACCAAAGCCCTTGGCCTCAAACTCCCAGTGTGGTCGCTTGTGCTGAATGGCCTCGATTAACGGGACCATGAACGGATGCACTACGGAGTCATTCGCACGGTCTATGCTGGACTGGTCTATACCACTGGCGGTGTAGTAGGTGTTATGTACGTTTAGTAGTTTTCTAGTTTTAGTCATTGTCATGTTCCTTCTTACCAATCAAATCTTCCTAGTACCGAGTCCACTTGCGCTTTGAGGTCACTGCGCTTTATCTCGTCCTTGCGAATGTCCTCAACGTCTACACCGCTGATAACCTTCTCCAGTGCTAACCTAGCTGTCTCAAGCGTGGGGTCTTTCGTGATGTTGAGATGTGATAGAAGTTGGCACATCTCCTGTGCGTTGGTTACGAACGTAGACCGAAACTGCTTGGTCTGCTCACCCTCTGGCTCGGTCAGCTTCTCGCTCATGGTTAGCAATGTCGAGTGCAGCTTATCCCATGTGGTTTTCATAGCATCACCCACACGGTCAGTGTATGCCGCCTCGTACTGGTCGCGTAAGTGAACTAGCTCGTCGTTGTTGATGTCAAGACGGAAGTCACCCACCTCTGGCACAGGGCTGAACACCATACGGAACGCAAACTTAGATGCCACATCCTCTGCGCTTGGGTAGTTGGCACCATCGAACAGGTCACCTAGGTTAGTCTGCGCGGTCACCATCAGGTCGGGGTACTGGTCTACGAACTTAGTCACCTTCGAGTGAAAGTATGATGCCCGTGCGTCTGCCTCGCGCTTATACTCAAGGAACATAGACGTAGGCAGTAACCTCACACCCTTGTCAGACCAAGGCAGTGTGCGTCCGTTATGCCATGTGCGACACAGCGCAGCATAGTCTGCGATGTCCTTTCGTATGCTCGTGCCAGCCATAAGGTTCTTACGAAACTTACCAGCGTCCGCCACAGCATGTGCGTCTAGTGTAACCTTGTCGGTTGTCTTGCGGTCTACGATAGCTGCTGTCCATACGGAGATGTTCATCTCCACCAGCATTGCTGAACTTGATATACTCATCTGCTTGCTCCTTCTTGGTTTGTTTAGTTAACGTGGATTGTCTTGCCTGTTGATGCGGTCATTGTGCCACCGCCTGTGATTACCCACAGTATCGGTGCGCCGTTCCAGTCCGTGCCCCAGTTAGGTACGTACCCATCTGTGAACATGATGACGCAGTCGGCCTTGATGTCGTGCTGCTTGAGGTATGCCTCCATAGCATCGG